GCACCCGTTCCTTGACTTCCTGCACCTGTTGAAATAATTAAACCTCTACCTGCATTAGAAACTGAACTACCATTTGCGGTTGGGAATATATCAACATTTTGACTTCCTATTTTTAAAGTAGTGTCATTCAGCAATCTTAACATATTTGCCCCACCACTATCTTGAACTTGTAATCCTATTGTCCCACTCGTTGCCCCACTCCCCTTTATAAACGCATCACCCTGTACTTGCAAACGCTGACCTGCATCGGAAAATGTGCCTCCGTTTTGGAGGACAAGGTTGCCTGTATTAAATATTTTTGCCTTTATAGTATTACTTGTTCCAAATGCTAATTTATAACCAGCTGGACTTCCTATATATACTTCTGAATTAGCTTCATTAAAAGTAGTAGAACCAACATATCCTGCAAAAAATCTATTCTCTGAACCATTATCAACAGAAAATCCTGCCCTTCGTGGATTGTCAGTTGCGGTATTTACAATGCTATTTGTAGTTTTTGAAACACTTCCTACCTCTAAATTATAAAGTGGTGATGAGTTAAATACCCCCAACCTACTATTCGCAGCATCCCAAAACAGATTGTTTGAACCCGTCTGACTATTCGTTCCGTTCCAATATGCAACTTGTCCCGTTGCACCTGTACCCGTTACGGGATTAGTGAGTAATGGTTGGTAAGTAGTTGAATCAACCGAACCATCCGCTTTGAGAAATTGAGAAGATGTGCCACCGCTTTTGATGATTGATGTAGCGGTTAAATTAAACGCTCCCAAATTGACATCACCCGTTGCACCCGTATATGGAACACCAACACCATCTAAAGTCCAAAAAGTATCGTAATTGGTATTGCTAAGTTTCTTTAATACCTGACCAGCAGTTCCACCAACAGGAACACCTTGCCCCGCAGGACCAGGGGCATTACTAACGTTAACCGTTATATCTTCACTGCTCTCTGTAACTACTACTAAATCATTCGTTACGTTTACATCAATGCTCATCTTCTATGGTTTAGTTACATCATCATACACAATAAAATCACCTTCAAGGTAGGTCTTAACAGTCAAGTCTGTAAAAGTAACCTGCATATCCCACACATAATTTCCCTTGTCTATATTAACCAACTTGTTTACTGTGATTTGGTTATTGCTCACACCTCCGATAGTTACACCGCTTCCATTAGTCAAAGTCAATGCAAGAGTACCTGCACACCCTTTGCGGACCTGAATATAAACTGTTGCACCTGATAAGTTTATTGGTGTAGTATCTGCCAAAAGAGTAAACACCTGCTGCCAAGTGTCATTTCTCCAAATTTGAATATCAAGTTTCCCTGGTCTGAAATCTGATGCCATTTTCTTTTTCTTTAAATAGGTTTATGATGGATAAGTGTAGTCTGTTGGAACTTCACACCTATTCTGTAAGTATGGTAAATCAAGTGCAATAGTTGCACTAACTCCTGCTAAGTATTCGGGTGTGTCTTCCGTAAAGAAATCAAGCGTAACCGCATCTTGAAGAACGAAATCGTAATCGTTATAATGCAACTGTGCAATAATATCTTGAGCAGTGAGTAATTGGTCCGATAGAACCTCTTGCTCATTTGATTGCTCGGGAAGTACCCTATCACAGAAAAACATGGTGAAGTTGATAGTTGAACTTTTACCATTGATGGATGCACCCGTTAGGTCAAAGAATAAAGCAGGATAGACATTGTCCGTACCCTTACTCAAAAAATCAAAAGCGTTTCCGTAAAAGGTTGTCTTGATTTGTTGATGGGCATTTCCCAAGTCTTCTATTGTCTTTATCAGATTGTTTAGGGTCATCCTTTTTTATTTTTTCAAGATAAACACGGAGTTTCTCTTGGTTCTTTTTAGTGTATGTTTTATTCGCCACAACAACGATTTATGTCTCCTTGATATTTTTCTTCAAATGTTTTATACCTTCCGCAGTCATAATCTCCCAACCATATTGTAGTGGTGTAGGCATCATTGTCGGGAACAATGGTATCAACTCCAGTGCCAGGGTTTATGTATTCGGGATATTTAGCACTTGCTTGAGATTCTTGCTTTAAGAACTTAATCAACCTTTGCTTGTAAAACTCTGCCCTTGCTCCATAACGATTGGCAACATCTGCCAATTCTGATGCACTCGGTTCGGTTTGATTATCACCCGACTTCCGTACTACTCCTTTATTGTAGAATTGATAAGACAATGCCATTGGGAGTTCACTCATAACATAGTAAACTAAACAAGGTGTTATGTAGGTATTCAACAAAGTTTCTTCATCACAGTTCAAATCACCGCACTCAATACCCGTTTGTAACTTCTCATACAATGCAGTTCCAAGTGCAGGGAGGATGTATGCATCTTGGGCATAAAGGATGTCAGGAAAGACCAACTTAGGGTCTACGTTAACGTGCAAACCTGTTCTGTCCTTTATCGTATCAACTGAAATAAAAAGTATATTTCTGCTCATTATTTTTTCTTTTTAACTACTACGTTCCTTCTCCATTCGTGTCTGCAACTTGGTGAATCTCCCCACCAACCACCGCCCCTATCAAATACGGAGTAACCAAGTCTTGCACTAAGTAACTCTATTCCGCTTCTGCTCCAAAGTCTATCCTCTGATATTAACTTTCTGCAAAATGTCCTTGAAGGATGTGCAGGAGTATCTCTTTGTGAACTTGGTACAATCGGTTTCCACTCATAGGAATACTTTACCTCAAAGGTTGTTACATCCATATCATCAACCAACTTGCTCAATGGTTTGGTGAGTTTACGTTCCTCAATCTTTGGGTCATAACTTACTGCACCCGATTCAACCAAATAACTCAACCGACCTTGTACTACCTCTCTGCTTTTCCTTACCGCCTTTGCAATGTCATCAATGCTTATCTTCCTATCCTTATCAATCAAGGCAAGGATTTGCTTATCAAGTGTCTTGTCTATCAAATCACCCTCTGCAAACGCATCCCGACTGCTAAAAACCGCTTTAGATTGAATTATGTTATAATCCTCTTTCGGTTCACCAACCTCTCTGAATAAGCCTATAACAGTGTCCTCATCAAGTGCAGAAAAATTAAGGTCTTCTGTCATTGGGTCATCATCTATTCCAAGCATTGCATTAACCTCATTGTCGGTCATTCCAAGACCCGACTTGAGCATTGTACTTGCAATCTCTTTGGATATCTTACCCTGTGAGAATTGCCTAATCACCCTCATCAAGTGTTGGTATTGTCTACCACTTAGATTCTTCAAATTATCGTTTACCTCAACTTGTTCTTGATTAATGCTTGGTTGAGTTGCCGCAGTTGGTTGATATTTAGAAACATCAATACCTGCCTTTTCCAATAACCACTCTTTAGGAGCAACCTGCAATAGTGCTTGTTCACTTAATTCAAATCCGATAGGTTCAACAGGTACAATCGTAATCTCAGAAGTCGCACCCTTTAAGGTAGCAAGTTGATTAAATATTGATTCAAGGAACTGCTGCTTATCATTTACATAAGTGTTCTTGAATATCTCATACGAATCCCTTATCTGCGTTCTGCTTCCCAACTGACCAGGTTCGGCAATACCGAAAAGACTTGGTGATGTAATTTGATGACCTGCGAAAAGATTATTCTGAATAATTAAATCAACCCTCGTGAAGTCCTCTTTTGTAATATCACTTGCTCCGAGGTCCTCAATAATTGGTTTTCGTGCAGGGTCAGTAGTAAACGATAAAATAAACTTCTTGCCATCACTACCGCTAAATCTATCCGTAAACCTTCTTTCAATGTTACGCTTCTCATCGGGAGAAGGTTCACCATTGGGAAGTGTAATAAGTTTGGATGCAGAGAATCCCGTTTGGGCATTGCCAAGAACGTGTCTGCTGACTTCTATATCAGATTCAATATAGTTCAATGCACCCATATAACCTGGTAGAGCATAAGTATCTAAACCTGGTCTATATTCCTTAATGTAAAGTATCTGCTTCCCTTGTCTGACCTTCGTGTTAAATGCCATCATAGGGATTAACTCATCCTTTCTCTCATTCCAATCTTTCTTATACCAAAATTGAGTATTATCCGTGTTGGACCTTATTTTAGTATAGTCAATGTGTAAGACATCGGTTAACTGTCCACCCGTTACGGACCAAATCACCTCAAGGTAGGCACCACCGAAGATTTCAATATCAATAGATACCTTTCTTGTTAAATCGTTTAAAGATTCAAACTGATTAGGTTGTGCAATGAATTGGTCCGCAATAGGGTCTACCTCATCACTCTTCCATCCGTTTCCGATAATGTAATTAACCTTGCCCTTGACAATAGCGTTATGCTTTGCACTTTTATTGTAAAGTGATAAAAGATAGTTAGGGTAATCGTTCTTTTCACCGAACTCAATATACCCCTTGCCCCTCTTCTCCCGATATTCGGGTTGCCTTGCTTCTTGGAAATTAAGTATTACTAAATCATTCATCTTGTTATATATGTATTGTCAACCTCGTGCTGCGTATATTCAAAAGTGGTTGATGGTGACAGTTTCATTATTCCCTCTTCAAGCAATCCCGTTGCTTGGGTATAGTCTATATTGTATGCACTTGTTTGCTCATATACATAATACAACCACTCTCCAATGTTACCCAATCCAAAATACTTCGGTACTTTGATGCTAAATTTATTGTACCTATCCTTGAAAGGTGATACATCAAGAGCAAACAAAAGCACAAAAGCAACCTCATCCCGTGTGGTCCTATTGACAAAACGGAACAAGTAATTCGGTGAGGCAAGTGTCTGCTTCTCCGTTAATGTTAGGTAAATAAACTCCGTTGCTCCTTGTGTGAGTTGTATCATTATGTCTAAATAGGTAATCCCTTAACTTTTACCCAAAAAGAAAGGCATCCGATATGGATGCCCTACTCAATTCTAAACCTTCCTATTTACGCAGTAAGACCTGCAATTATTGAACTTGAAACCTCGGGAGCAAGTGCAGGTTCATTGCCTGTAAAGGTCAAAGTATAACCATTCCTGTCTCCATAGGCAACACCAGTTGCACCATTGCCACCAGTCAAATCAGCACCATTTACCTTACCAAGCAACCAATATTTATCGTTACCATCTTGAACCACTGCAAGGAGATTGTTTTTTGCAAGAAGCAAAATTTCGTTCCTTGTACTTGCTTGAAGTTTATTGAGGATGATAGATAATTCTTGTGCATAGAATACAGTGCCATTCTCAACAGAGGCAGTGATATTCTCGGTAAGTGAAGAGGTTTGCTTTACAAGTTGGTACTTGTAGAACACCTTGCCTGCTGACTTTGTAATAGTAGTAACAACGCCTGATGCCTCTGTTATCGTAGTTACATCAGCGAATGGAATGAACCAGACCGCTTTGATACCACCTATGGACTCTTTACAGTCCAGTACATATCCTTGAGTTAAAGCACACGGCATATTATAAAATTTAAAATGAAGGCAAGGGATGGATACCACCCCTCACCATCAATGTTATTTAAATGAAGAACTTGACAATCTCATCAGGGAAAGCAAAGTTAATTCCCATTTTGAACTCAGAAACAAAACGAACTTGGTCTGCTTCCTTAGCGTAGAAGATTTCAAATCTTTCCTCTTCGTTCAAAAGGTCTGTACCGATGAAGAAGTTAGAAATCCTTGCAGCAACGATGTCATTTGTACCATTCAAACCTTGTACTGCGATTACACGCACGTTTGTACCTGGAAGGAAAAACTGACCATTTGCAGCCTCATCGTATTTGTAATGGAACAAGTTAGAAGACTTCAACTTTACAGTGTAGGTCCTAAATGTGTCCATACCGCAGAAGATAACCATATCATCCTTGTCAACTACTTGAGCAGGAATTGCTTTGTAGATATCATCAAAAATGCTAACTACGTTTGCATCGGTAATGGCGGTTTCAACTACTCCGTGAAGTGCTACGCTATTGGCATTTACAACTGATGCACCTGCTGAAGTAATCAAAGAAATCAAACCTGTAAACTTGTTCAAGTTTACGTCAACGCTTGATGTGTTACCTTGCCAAAGTGCTTTCTCAAGTTGAGAAGAGATTTTCTCTGTTTTACGCTTAGAATACTCTTCAGCATAAATCATTGAATCATACATAGAACCAGCAGGAAGTGCTTTCTGCAAGTACTTTGCTTCAAGGTCTTTCAAGCACAATGCTTCGTTAACCTTAATTTTTCCAACTGTTACAGTCCTTTGTGTGAAAGAAGTCAGACCTGATGCGTTGAATCCGCAAGATGAACCATCTTGGAAAATAGCATCTGTGTCCATGATGTTGATGGTTTCGGCAGACTTAACACCTACCATCACGTTACCTTGCTCTTTAATTAAAGAGGCGGTTTTGCTACCAAGTACAGAAGAGGCAACAAGTAATTGCTCGTTCTCTTTTGTATAGGCTGCCAATGTTCCTACTGAAAAACTCATTTTATTTAATTTTTATTGTTTGAGAAATTTTTACTTAATTGACTTTGCAAAATCAAGGAATCTGCTAATCTTATCTTCCTTTTTTTCAATGTGCTGATTAAACTTTTCTTTCGGTGCTTCAGTTGCATTTGCAGATGGTGTGTTCAAAAGTTGAACCAAAACATCAGAAATGTCACTCATGCCCTTGCTAAACTTTGCTTCTTGAGAGGCAAGTTTGGCATCGTATGCCATCTTAATCTCATCCAGTTGCTTCTGCATCTCTTCAATCTTCTTCTTCATCATGTCCTCTTCTACCTTCTTAGATTCAACAGAAATCTCAACTTCGGGAACTTCAGGGAGTTCAACTTCAGGGACTTTAATTGCGGTGATGATTGAGTTCTCATCAAGAGTAATTACAGAACCATCAATCAACTCATGGTCACCAACAGGAGCAGGAACTTCGTTTCCACCCTCATCTACAAGAGTAACCTTACCACCAACTTCAAACTTATCAATCATAACCTTTGCACCACTCTTTAGCGTATATTCCGCCATAGATTGAAGAGGCATTGCAGATGGCAATTCTCCTGCTTCTGCAAACATTTGTTTAATCTTATTGATTGCTTCTAAAGTAGTCATCATAACTTTTAGCAATAAATAGTGAGCATTTACCAATGTACCATATACAAAAAAAGGCAGGTGTGGAAACACCCGCCGTAATCAAATTAATTTATGGTACTAATCTTAACTAACCATAGATAGCACTTTTAGGACATTTTCCCAAAGTTGCTCAATCTTTTTATCACCAGTCTTTCTGTAATTAAATTGACCTTCTACGGAGAATCCTCTTACATTCCCTGCCTTAATCTCTGCCCATACTTCGGGATTGTCTACCTTAAAAGAACCGAACCAAGACCCATCGGGTACATCCTCAAATCCTTTCATCGGGTAGATTCCCCTAACCTTGTCGCTGATAAATGATTCAAACATTGTCACACCTTCAACGGATTGACCCGAATCGTGCATCAAGTTTACGTTTGCTTGATATCCTTTTTTAAAATACCTCTGTGCAATCTTTTTTATCGTTTCCTTTGTAAAGACTACATAATATTCCCCGTTGTGGTCATTTCGGTAAATAGGAGTATCTGCTAACATTAATGGACCGCTAATGATTTGTTGGTCCTCATCTTGGATGACAAAGTTCTGCCTGTCAAGTTTTTTGAGTTTGTTACTTGACCATTCAATCATGGAAGTACCACCCCAAGCATCCCACATAAGACCACCGCATCCTTCGGAATAGGGAACATCTTTATTCTGTTGATGCCTTTTGAATCCGCTAATTCTTGCGATTGTTTCACGTGAAATCGGTTCTCCCTTTGCGATTTGGTTTGCCCTTATCTTTCCAACCTCCGTGCCACATTCTCCCCATCCGTTTTTCTCTGCCCAATCCAATGCCCTCTGTGCGTTGTTCTTTGCACTTTCGGGATAGTCTGTGTAGGATTCAGCAAACTCATCTTCAGTAAAGGCAAGGAAGGACCGCTCTATGGCAGGTCTATCAACTAAACTAATGACATCCACTTCCACATCATCTTCAAGGTCATTGGTTATTTCTAAGTTAAAAATTGGTATATTCTTTTCCATTTTTGTATTTTTTATAAACTATTGTTACCCAAGTCTTGCTGCTCGGTTTATTCTTATTATCTTTTCTTGTTGGTTAGTGATGTCAGATTCCACAACGTATGCTCTACCTGCTGCTGACCCCATTTGGTTAATGGATTGCTGACTTAATGAGGTAACTGTGTTTTGAATTGGTGCAGATGGTGAGATTGGTGCAGCAGACATTGACATTGAACCACCTCCCGAATCGGCAACATTCCCAGTGCCTTTTGCTGATGGTATCTTGGTACTAATAATCTTTTTTACGTTTATCAATCCTGCTGCAATGGTCGCTGCTGCTGCCACAGGTCCAAAGATACCTCCTTGTGCTAATGCCTTAGATGCACCCTGGTAAGTGTTTATGATTGCTTGAGTTACCGCAATCGCCTTACCTGCTGCACTATTTTGGTCTACAAGACCGCCAATGATAGACAAGGATTGAGATGCAAGATTTAATTGAGCATCAAATTTTTCTTGCTCAAGTTTCTTTTCGTAATCCGTTAATTGCTTCTTAGCATCTGCTTGTTGTTGAGCAGTTACCAATATGGCATCAGAAACACCCTTTGCAACCACTTGCGTTTGAATAAGTGCATCCTTTCCTGCTGCGGTTATGCCTAAAACTTGAGTCTTTGTAAGATTCGCAGCAAGTTCTTTTTCTCTTCTAATTAACTCTTGACCTTCTTTAAAATCCTTTTCCCGTTGTATGTTTTCTTTTTGCTCTTGTGTTAATTCCGCTTTTTTTACTTTTTTTGATGCTTCAATTCTATCTGCATCTGCTTTTGCTATCTCTCTATTTGCTTTTTCCCTTGCTTGTTTAATGAAAGCAATTTTTTGTACTTCTGATAATTGCTCATCATTTTTAAACTCATTTTGCTTTTTTAAAAATTCAATGTTTGCTTTTATTTTACGTTGCGTGTATTCATCGTATTTATCGCCATTTAGTTCAAGAAATCTCTCGCTATTCTTAATTGCCTTATTATTATCTTCTATAAGTTTTGCAGTTGCCCTTCCTGCCTCTGTTGTTATTCCAACAAAATCGGTTACTTTATTTACAAGGTTACCTACAAAGTCGGCAAGTTTGCCAAGACCAGGGATGAAGTTAAGGACTACTTTTTTAACTGTTTCAAAGTTGGCAATCAATAAACCAAGACCAACTACTAATGCACCTATCCCAGTAGATATAATAGCACTACGAAGCGTTCCAAAGGCATTAGAAACGCCTGTCTTTACAACCGCACCTAATTGCTTGAATGAGTCTATGCTCTCGCCAACCGCCTGTAAACCCTGCGACAATGCTAAAGCAGATTGAACCTTTAACAATGTTTTCTCAACTGCTTCTGCTTGATTTCCGAACAATCCAACTGCACCTTGCAAGGCAGCGAATCCACCTGCAACACCCGACAAAGATGCCGTTAATGCTTTGAACTTTGCATCAGGATTAAATGCATCCGTTAATGCTTTCGCATCACCGATGGCATCCTTTAATTGTGCTGCCTTCTTTGCTGCATTGATTGCTTCTTTTGATGTCGCACCGAACTTTTCAGACAATGCCGTGACTTCATTCTGTGCTTCCCTAAGTTGCTTCTTTAATGAACCAACCGATTTACCTACATCACTCGCATCAACTTGGACCTTGATGCCAATTATTTCTTCTGCCATATTAAACGTATGTTAATTCAATTACCTTAAGAAGTTCCACCTTTGTCACGTTAAAGTCCATAGGGTTATAATCCAAGACTTTATTCAACCGCCAAAGTGAACCATCAATGTATATCAGTTTGCTAAAATCAAGGTTATAAATGTCCACCTCATTCAACTTTAATGAACAGGTGAGCAACTTGCTATCCTTATCGGTTATCTCTGCAATGTACTCGGACCAATACCCATTAAACAGATTCGCTGCGGTTACCGATGATGCATTATAAAATAGTTCCTTAGTTGCTCCCCAATTAATATCCGATTGTGGGTTATATGGGTCATCAAAGTGTCCTGCATATCCGTATGCGGTGTATGTATCATGACCCGATGTATGGTTAAGTTTCCAAGATGCCCTACCCGTTATCTTCTTTGCTTGAAGGATTCTAATAACGGAATCCATCTTATCTTCTTTCGTGTTCTCGTTGGATAGTTTATAAATGACAGAATAAATCTTATCGGTTCCAGTCTTTTCATAAAGTATGGTAGATGCAAAAATCAACTCGGTGCTATCAACTTCCTTAACAAACTCATTCTCACTATCATAAATCAAATCACCATATCCCTCATTGTACTTCTTTCGGTAGTTCTCCGCATAAAAGTCATTGTCTTGCTTGTACTTGTAATCGTAATAACGTGCAGTAAACTCACTCATCGGTTTCAACCTCATAACACTTCCTCGGTCCACTTTGTCGGTCCAGTCTATCTTAGTGCCATCGTAAAAGTCAATAAATGGTTTTATAATAAGTTTCTTCTCTACCAACTTGTCTTCATAAACATAGAGGTTAAACATCTTGACAATGGATGCAAAGAAATCTTTTTGGAAGATTCCCTTAGGTATTGTATCGTTTACTACAATAGTATCTCCATAACTTATATTTACTTGCTCAATTAAATCTGTTCCCACCAATATTGTATCTCCAGTTATGTCATAACCAAATCCACCTCCTGCATCCGATATAACAAAAATATCAAAGAAGTCTGTGTTTGTTACAGAAATATTGTTTACGGACAAATCGGCAGTAAATATGTAATCAAATGTGTTTGGAACATAACCTTGAGATGCAATGTTTACCCCGTTTTTTCTCAATGCAATATCAAAGAAAGTGGTATTCGGGTCAATGATTGCACCGCTAACAACCACTTGGAAATTGATTGTTGTAGTGGTTGCACTATTGTAAGTGAAAGTATTATTTGCAACATTAACAAGGAATGGTCCAAGTTGTGTTGCAGTAAATTCAACTTTTGATGCTATTGGATAGTTTGCATTGTTCGGAGTTGCGATGAATTGAGTTGTATCATTTTTTGTTAATGTCTTTTGATTGTTAGGTATTACCAACCGATTCATTAATGCCGTACTAAGTAAAGGGAAATCATAGGTGTAACCCGACCCATCAAGTATCTTAGTTAGGTATTGCTTAACAAACAAAGCAGGTCGGAAGGCATCAAAAGAAAAGTCTACTTTATTAGTTGATACTACCCCGTTATCAATGAGAGGATAGTAAACACCTGTCCCGCTAATGTTATCCCAACTATTTGCAATCGTGGTAGCGTTCCACGTTTGGTCCGCAATCCCAAAGTTAATGTCTTCTAACTTACTATTTCCAAGTGCGTTGATAAAACCACCTAACTCACCGAACACACAAACTTCATACTCAATGCTTCTATCATCAATGATGATTTCAAGCATCCTAAGTACACCCTTAAATATTTGTATCTTATCTACCAAGATAATACATGGAACCGACTTGGTTGCATTGAAGTTGTAACCCACATTTGGGATTGCTGGATTGTATAAATTGGAGTTTCCGAACTCAAATATATTACCGAATAACTTATTATTTGTTTCATTGCCAGGGAGGATTATGGTTTTACTAAATGAGGTGTTCCTTGTTGCAAAGTCTTGAATCTCATCTATTGCATAGGTAAACTCTGCGGAGATTTCCTTTGTCAAGTCAAGTCTGTAATTATCAATGTATATCTCAGTCCTCATCGGAATTGACTATATTTTTTATTGGCAATCTGCACATCAAGTTCAAGATTGAACATCTTATCTGCTATCCTCTTTTTCTCTTCCCAATTACTTGTCATAGTGACCACGGGATAATAGTACCCTCCTTGCTCAAAGTAGACCTCGGGTGATTGGATTAACTCTGCCAACCAGTTGTAATCTTTTACATTTAAGTAATTACTTCTCAGTTTATACATTGTGGTATGCTCAACCACATACTTGGTTGCACCTGGGTTGATTCTATTATAATCATCATAGGACCGCATTGCGGTAGCAGAAGCGTTGTACCTATATTTACTGCCTTCGTACTGCTTTGATTCCACGTTCCTTGCTTCTTTGTTTACCAATCTGAAGTGCATTGTATCGTAACCTCCTAACTGATTTAGGAAGTGCAATGCTATTGGTGAGTAGTTAGGATTGCAAACAAGTTTAACCCTTACCTCATCCCCGAATCCTACCCCATTGTGCAATTTAATGCCGTATGAGTATGCAGATTGTGGGATTACTGTTGAACCATACCAGTCATTGATGGCAGTTGGTGAGATATCAAGCAGACTAAATGATTCCTGTGGGTCTATTGCGGTTGTTAAAGCACTTCCGCTTGTAGTCCCGTTCTCGTTGTAAAGTTGCACCGATGGGTAGACATTTGTAGTCACACCACTTGCAAA